AGATCAGATGTACTTCCAGTATGGAAAGGATCTGGCAAAGGATAGTTATAGAATACTTCGTCTGAATAAGCGGTCGAAAGACCAGATTGAAATCTTGTGGGATTGCCCATTTGATATCCTTAACGTGAGTTAATCACGCCTGTAAAAGGCGTTAAGGTTTAAAATATTATGGTTTTGCGATTGATGCTACAGGAGTCAAGCGTTTCTTTTTAACACCAGATTCTTGAGCACCAGAAGTTTCCGCTGCTTTTAATGTGCTTAGGTCTTTAGTCTTAGCAAGTGCAGGGGCTTTTTTACCTTTGACATCTTTTGCAATGCCTTTAGCGGGGGTCTTAATAGTACCCATAAATGCTCCTAAAAATCGATAAGGAAGGGATCTTGTGAATCCCAACCTTATCTTAATTATACCACTATATTACACTTTTGTCAAGTGTTTTATTTGCTATTAAGGACCGTTAGAGCCAAAAATAGCACGTGGATCAGTCCAGCCGAAGCTATAACGCTCGTAGCCTTTTGCCTTAGCATTCATGGTGTCAAAATCATTGTCTTGATCAAACATGATACCAACACGCTCATAGTACTTCATACCATTCATGATATTAGTACGGATGAACCATGCGTGAGGCGAAGTCAAATAATGATTCATAACGATGCCTTCAGGGAAAGCATTGGTAGCTTTCAGCACGTTAATATCATTGTTTGCTGAACCCGGTGTATAAACCGATTTCAGGATACGGTTAGCGTTGTACCACTCTTGACGAGCAATAATCAAAGACTTTGGCATGACGTTGATCAACAGACCACGATCATTTTGGAAGCCCATGATAGCTACAGTAGCGTCTTCTAATGATGCTTCTGACAAGTCAACGTCAACCGTTGGCTTATTAGCAAAAGTACCACCAGAAGTGTTAGGATGTGCAGTTGAGCACAATGCTACGCCATCACCACCTTTGTAGGTGCTGTTGAACGCATTGTTGTACACACCAGCGCCTACATTCTCTTTCGTTTGACGGAAAGACATTGCAAGTGCAGCAGCACGGCGCTTAGAGATTTGCTCATACAGATTGTCGTCCAACTCTTCTTTAGTAACGATATAACCCAAAGCGTAAGCAATGTGAGTATAACGTGTAATGAAGCCTTGAACTTCTGAATCATACGATACACCAGCACCTTGGTTCTTGACAGGAGCCAAGCCAAAGCCAGTTAATTGTACGTCTTCCTCATAGTTCTGCATTGAGGTATCTTTGTCGAAGAGCATTGTATACTCTTCTGGATGTTCGTCATAAACCTGACCCCACCAAGCTTTAACGCCGGGCCATAGGGCTTTTGGATGCGAACCAGTAGTAATTACACCAGCCATTATTTATTCTCCTTTAATTAAGCAGTGCCTTGGGCTTGCTTATACTGATGTCTATTAAAAATTACCAACGCATCAGCATACGCACCAGCTTCGTTATCAACACGGCGAGCCAAACCAATGATGGTTAAAGGCAATGCTAAAGAACCAGAAGAACCTTGTGCCAAGAAAGAAGCGGCATTTAGTACTGTGTTCGACAGCGGTGACGATTGTGATAAAGTTGATGTTTGATCAGCGGTAATTGTCATACCAGCATTTTTGTTTACGTCAGCAAGTGCAACACCAGTTGCATTACCTTGTACTTCAAAAATGACGTTAGGATCGGTTACAACATAGACATAACGAATGCCAGAGGATAAGCTCAAATAGATCTTACCTAAGTCAATGTTAGTGCCTTGCAGTGATACACCAGCATCCGCAGGACGGATACCAACAATTACGCCGACAGGAATGTCAGCAGTAGCTGCTTTGATTGCGTATGGTACACCATTTGCATCACTACCAGCCGAGAGCTTAACAACATCGCCAATAGCGTATGTGTTTGAAGCGTCAGAGGCGATAGCGAACAATTGGCCTTGCTCGTTGAACGGTGCGCCAGTAATAGTGCCTACTGGTGACAGACCACGAGGGGCATTTAAGTTTGCCATTTAGTGCTCCTAAATTATTAATTAGAAATTTTAATACCAGCGTTGTAGAAACCTTCAGTATTCATACCATCACCTGTAAGTTTGCCACCACGAATGGCTTGTTGTATTTGCTCGTTTTTGTTATGTAACTCAGCTTGATCTTCTTCCCACCATTCTTGCTTGATTTTCATCAAGTAAGCATACATAGGCTCTCCATCATTCGAACCAACTAGAAAACGAACCTTATCTCCAAGATCGGTGTTACGGCTAACCACGTTCTCAGTAGTACCTCCTACCTCGCTGGGATGAACAAATTCATAACCATTGTCCTGAGCAGCAGTGATGCGCCCCGGTGTGTCGTTAAAAATGTACAAGTGATACCCCGGTATGGAATTTCCTACTTGTAACTTACCACGAGTCCCATTGAATGTACCACGTTGACGGGTACGAGCTGGCTTAGTAGACTCTGTAGTAGTTGTACTTACATTCTTATCTTTAGTTGTCATTCTGTTCTCCCTTAATCCCACGAATATTCTGCAACATACTGTTCTCTTGTCATAAGCTTTTGCGAAACGAACCGATCACAGGCAGCTTTAGCTTCTGAAGGTAAATTATCATAAGATTTCTTACCTTTTGATGCTGCTGGTCTGCTAATGCCGTTAGGTGAGCCATCCATAGGGTTTGGTGTCTTCTTTTTACCAAACTTTTCCGGCATTGTCTCTGCTAATTCAGCATCTAGTTTATCTAAAAAAGCTTTACCCATTAAATTAGGATCTTGTTGGCGTAAGTCAGTGCCAATTGCATTGGCTAACGTAGTTAAACGTCTGTCTTTACCAAACCAATCATTACGTTCAATCCAATCGTTAATTAAAGGATCTTGTGTAACTTGAGGCGGTGCTTTAGCAGCTTCTTCAGCTTTCTTTAGCTCTTCTTTTGCAACTTGACGCTCTTCTTTGAGTTGGTCCATTGCATCATCAATAGCTACAGCACGATCACCTTCACCTAAATTAATAGCCTCACGTTTAGCTTGCTTGAGCTGTTCCAATTGAGTTTCTAACTCTTTGGACTTACGTTCAAACTGCTCCTTTTGGAACTCTTTGAACTCTCGTGCAGCTTGTCGTGCTTCTTCAGCGGCTTTTTTTGCTTCATTCAGTTCTTTTAGCAATTTCTCATTATTCTTACGAAGAATAGGCATGATCTCTTTGCCTCGGCGTACAAACGTCTCAGCATCAACCCAATCATCTTCAGAACCACGAAACTCTTCTTTAGCTACCCATCCTTGTGATCTTGCTTCAGATTCAACTTCAGGTACTTGAGCTTCTTGAGATACTTCTTGTTGCTCTACTTGTTGTTCTTCCATTATCTAACTCCCTTTTTTAAATGCGGATCAACTAAATCCATGTCTGCGTCTAGTTTGGCTACAAGATCATCATAATTAACCATACGATAGTCTTTACCGTCTTTGCCTGTGTACATAAGCCCTGCGTACTTAGCATAAGCAACTTTATCGCCTACATTTATAATACCTTCTGGAACTTCATCACCTAGTGCTACAATAATTCCTGTAGTATTAGCAAGTTGTTCTCGATCACTAATTTCACCTGAGCTTAATTGGAAACCCCAATCAGTCTTTTTAGCTACTTCTAGCGGTTGAATTAATACTCGATCAAAAATCGGATTAATACCAGACTCATTAGCCATTCTTTCTCTCCTTTGCTGCGTCCATTAACTCTTCGTATGTCATTCCCAAGATTGATGTAATGGCTGCTGCTCTACCTCGGACATTTGCGTCATCCTCAGTACCCGCTAACAATATTTCTTTAAGCCACTCTCTATCGTTATCTAAAGCTTTCATTAAAGCTACAGTAACTCTTGAAGATTTCCATTCTATAAACTCTTGCTCTGTTACAACAACCATTTTCTCTCCTTCGTTTGTTACATATCTGGTGTTACATCCTTTTCAGGTTTGTCAGAAATAGATATTCCAGCTAAATGCTTTTCTAAATCCATAACAGTTTTCATTGCAGTTAACATACCATCATGTCTTGCTTTAGCAGCGTTAATTTGAGCATCTAACATAGCAATGTCTTGTCCAGTTTTAACACCACCTGCTTGCTCAACCGCAAGAATAGCTTCTGCTTCAAGTTTATGAACCTTAGCTTGTTGTAAATCTACTTGCTGTGCTAATTTCATTAAAGCTACTTTAGTTTTTAATTCAGAATCAGCAATATTAGCTTGCTGTTTCATCATTTCTATTTGTACTTTCTCTGAAGGACCTTGCTTAATAGCGTTAGGACCTTGTGGATCAGGTAATATTGCATCAATATTCTGAACCTTAATTGCTTTAAGGTAAGCCTTCTTAATTTCATACATATTCATGTCAGGACCAGCAATAGCAAGCATTGCTTGAGCCTGTTGAACACGTTGTGTGTCTGATACTATGTTAGGATCAGCAGATGGACGCACATCAGATAAAGGACCAAGATAATCATCTGCATCAATGAAATTATTTCCCTTATCACTGTTATACTCCGTTACACCAGTTAAATATAATTGGTTTAAACGATAAAGCTTTTTAAACTCATCTTTAAGGCTACGGTAGCTACGTTTAAAAATGCCAGAGAAGATCTTCATGCCTTGCTCTGCCATTGTATTGACAGTAGTTGCCGCTGTATTCTGACCGGGGTTTTGACCAGTTAGAATGTCAACAGAGCCACCAATACGCTCACCATAGTTAATCAACAAAGACAACAAAGTAAATAAAACTTGTGAAGGCTCACGTACTGGTAAAGGCAAAATACCCTTACGAAGATCATCGCCAGTAGAATCTACGTGCTTCCACTCCATTGGAGCAAAGCCCATATTACCGCCACGAATCTTTATTCCTCTTGCGATAAATCCACCCGCTGTGTTTGCAAGCGTTCCGGCATCCACAAGCTGATTGAGTAAAGTATCGATGCTTTCGTTAAGTGGTCCCAATAAGACTCCGAAGCCGAGATCATAAAATCCGCCATCAGGAGAGGGAATAAAAGGAAATTTAGTGTAGTAGTTTTCTGGAGTGATTCTAAGGACTCTTCCATTTGTATCTCGCTCAATAGAAGTATCAAAGTAACGTGCTACAATACGTAATACTTGTTTATTGTCTCTGCGTACAAATACAATGTATGGCTCGGCGTAACCGTCACCATCAAAGTCAATGTAACGATGCTGTTCTAGAATCTCAAAAGGTGTGCTATCATCAGTTGCTTCAGGGGCTGTAATACCTTGAGCTTTACCCTGCGCTAGTGTTAAACCATTTTGTGGCACTGTTGCTGGTACATCATCAATCATTTCTGAGAATAAACCACGAGCAACACGCTCATAGATGTCATTCTGACTAAAGTACTGGATCTGCGTGATACGTGGAGCAGTATCTAAATGTTTAGTCCAATAATTAACAACAAAGTCTTTAGCAAGAATGTTTTCTGATACATTGTGACCTAAGATTGGATCAAAGTAAGATTTCTTAAAT